TAAAGCCGGGAACCAATACAAGAGATTACGAAAAATAACGAAGATCTATTTTGACGAAGATAGCATTAAACGAGACATACGTAAAGCAAACAAGATGTGTATTAAGGCGGAAGACATAACAAATCTACACCGCAATCTCGAATTACAGGCAAGAGTTAGCGGATTACTCAAGCCTGACAACACCATTGAAAAGAGCATAGACCGTCTCATCATCATAGATAAGACAACACCCTTGCCAATAGACAACAGCATAGATACAGCAGCAGCTAAGTCATTACAAGATAATAGGTTAAGTGATACACCATAGCAGGTAGTGAGGGGTAGGGGATGGGTAGAGGGGGAGTATGGATAGAAAGAGTATACCATCCGAGTCCCAATATCAGTTTTAAAAGTGTTCTTGTAGTCATTGAGTAGCTATATAATCAACGTAATAGGGTCTAATAGGGGCAAGGCTTAGTTTAAATACGGGGGTCAAGGACACACACAAGATATGGCCTTTAAGCCAAAAGAGTCCTTAAAGACCCCCTCTCTAAAAAGTTAGTTGTTGTGATTTTATATACAAAATATGACCAGTGCTCACGGGCTGGATAAAGGAAATAAAGTTCCTAACATGAATCACCCCTTATGGACCTTGATTGAACGAGATTGCGATATGGAAGAAGAGAGCGAAGTAGCCGAAGATGAATGGGAAGATAACGGTGACTTAGATGGATAAACAAGTAGTTCTCCCAGGTCTTTACCCACTTCAGATGGAGATAGAGTCTGACCCCGCAAGGTTCAAGGTTATTGCTTGTGGGAGAAGATGGGGTAAGACGTTCTTTGCTATGAGGCAGTTGTTCAAGACCATGTTCCTTAGGTACTGCGAGACAGGGCGTAGACAAAGAGGTTGGGTTGTGGCACCTACGTTCCCCTTAGTACGAGAGGATTGGCTTACAGCGGAACTCGTCCTTAAAGACGCAATCATAAGTAAACATCAGACAGAGATGAGAATGGACTTCGGTAAGATAGGCTTTGCAGAGTTTAAGAGTGCAGACCGTGGACCTGATGGGTTAATCGGTGCGGGTATAGATATAGCCATCTTAGATGAGACCTCAAGGATTTCCCGGGAATCATGGGAGAACGGCGTACGCCCGACCTTAGGTGATAAGCAGGGCAAGGCAATCTTTATCTCAACCCCTAAGGGACGGAATTGGTTCTACGATATTTATTTAAAAGGTAAAGAAGGTAGAGACGGTTTTAAATCCTGGCAGCACCCAACCTTTAGTAATCCCTATTTCCCCAAGGCAGAGTGGGAAGTAATTAAGAACTCCACCCCCGAAATGATTTTAAAGCAAGAGTACGAAGCGGACTTCTTAGAGAACGAAGCTACCGTATTTAAGAACCTTGATAAATGCTTCAGGGGTTCTTTAGAAAACCCGATACCTAATGAGTATTACACAATAGGAATAGACTTAGGCAGGACGGAAGACTTCACCGTAATCACGGTTGTAAGAAACTCCACTGCCTCCGTAGTTGCTATATATAGAACAAACAAGATTGACTGGGCAATACAGAAAGATTTTATTAAGTCAGTTTGTTCCCGTTACAGACGGCACGTTGCGTTCATTGATAGTACAGGTCTTGGCGACCCCATAGAAGACGATTTACGCAGAGGCGGCGTTAATACCAAAGCGTTTAAGTTCACCCAGGAAAGTAAGCAGGAATTAGTCGAGCAGTTAATCGTAGCCATTGAACAAGGTCTAATTGGTATTCCGAAAGTAAAGGATACTGATTTTTTAATAGATGAGTTAAGAGCATTCTCTTACGAGATGCTACCCTCAGGGAGAGTGAGATATGAGGCACCTGCTGGTTTGCATGACGATGGCGTTATGTCTTTGGGCCTTGCTATTCGTGGCATTGCTCATTTACTTTATAAGAAAGCACCTAAGATAATAGAACCCAAAAAGACAATGCAACAGTGGACAGCTAACGAGTGGGATAGATTTTACTCCGATATAGACAGAGCGTGTAAATCAAATCCATTTCAGACAAGAGAGCAAGCCATAGAAGGACTTAAAAGGACACGTTACATTTCAATGTTAGCGAGGTATTCGTGAGCGAGATAAGTATTTGGAAAGACCGAATTAGCAGGGCACAAGGACTCCAGGACCAGCAGCACGCCGATTGGAAGAACTCCATAGAACTTTATAATTGTGAGTTTTTTAACCAGAAGTTTGGTGCTATGGACCCCGAAAGAGTAGATGTAAACTTCGCCAAGTGGTACATAGACAAACAAATCCCCCTAATTTACTTCAAAGACCCCAAGATATTCATCAAGAACCGTGGAGATAAGTACGGAGACGTCGCTGATACCTTAGATACCGTCATTAACTACGAGTGGCGTCGGTTGCGTCTCAAAAAACAGTTTAAACGAGTCATTCTTTCGGCTGACTTGACTTCACCAGGGTGGTTAAAGCTCGGCTATACGGCTAAAATAGGTCAAGATATAGCTAAAATAGAAGAAATTAAGCAAAAAACTTTAATAAGTGATTTAAAAGACACTATAAAAGGCATTTTTAAGAAGGACCCTGATGACGTAACCCCCGAAGAACAGGGTATACTGAACGCATACATCACCGAAGAGAACCTTTTCGCTACCCACGTGTCATCTTTCAATGTTTTAATCCCTGATGGGTATCAAAATATAGAAAATATGCCCTACATCATAGAAGTAGAAGAAATTCCTATGCTGGACTTCAAGGAAAACCCCTTCTATAAGAATAAATCAGGCATCATGTTGGGCAGAGAGGGTAAACCTGACAACTATCAGCACTCAAGCGTATCTACGGGTCAGTATTCCGCTAACGGTACACCAGGATATTCAACTGACAGAGAACTTGAGACCATTAAACTCTACCACATCTGGGACAGACGTAATCAAGAGAGAAAGACCATGTCCTTTAGGAACGACGACTGGCACTTCAAAGGAAAATGGCCTTATGACGCAGAAGGGTTCCCTCTTAAACCGCTGATGTTCGAAGATAACATCGCCAATCAGGAACAATGCAATCCTTATCCTACAAACATTCTAAAACCCATCATGTCCCAAATCATAGAGAAGTCCATGTCAAGGACACAGATGGTGAAGTGGCGCAAGAGAGCCACGGCATACATACTGGCTCAAAAAGGCATGGCGACTGAAGAAGATTTAAACCAGTTAAAACAAATAGAAGGTGTTACCTTAGCTCTCGTTGATAACATAGCTGGTTACTTAATGACGCAGACAGCCAACCTACCCAACGGAGTGTTTGATGTTGATGAGATTATAGATAAAGATTTACAAATGGGAACCTCTATGGGGCAGATGATGTTCCAAGCACAGTCAGGTCAGAGGACGGCAACACAGGCGTCCATAGGTCAGTCAGGACTTCAGGCAAAGCTTGCGGCTAACGTAGATACGATAGAAGATTACACAGTTGACGTAGCTTACTGGTTAGCACAAGGGGCTCTACAGTTCTATGATAAAGATAAGGTCGAAGAAATAATTGGAGAACCCGTTACCGAGAAGATGTGGCCCGATTGGTCAGCTATGGACCCAGCCGAAAGACGAAGAATAATTAGGTCAGAGATACAGATAACAATAGACGCTGGCTCTACCGCTCCCCCGAAAGATGAGACCGCTGATAAGAAACAACTATTAGATATGGTATCCATCGTCATGTCCGTAGCACCCGAGAGAATCAAGAAGGGTGAGTTCGTAGAGAGATTATTAAAGAGATTTAAATTCGCCAAGGATTTAGATAAGATAGTCATTTCTTCCGACGAGGACGAGCAGAAGAAAGCTATGGAAGAAAACCAGTTGATGGTTCAAGGTCATCCCCAAATACCTGGCCCTAACGAACCGCACGACGTCCACATTCAGGAACACGTCAAAGCCGCAGGACATCCCCTCGTAGACCAACATATAGTCGCTACGGGCCAGCTTATGGGGATTAAACCGAAGGGCGATAAGCAGGGAGAGCAACAGGGAGCACCGCAGTCAGGCGACCAACGTCCACCGAAGCAAAGCACGAATCCAGAAATAGCAAGACAGGGCGTTCCCTCTAATGCGGGCATTGCGGGTCAGGCGAGAAATGCGGGACCAGGCAGTAAATCACCGCTATGATAAAGAAGTGTATGTGTGTGATGTGTAAGAAGGCATGGAAAAGATACGAAGAAAGAAAAAGGGAAGAGAAGAAAAATGAGCGGATGCGACTGGCAAAATAAATCATTCTCGGTAGCGACTTGCACTCATGTAACGGCAAACTGTGAGAAGTGCGGGAGGGATTTATTTGAGGTCATTTATAAACACAACGGCAAAAGAATTTGCTACGCTTGTTTTACTAAAATCCCGGCAAAGACAACGGACTTTAGTAAGGTAAATTTTATGACTCCCAAAGACCAACTCTACAACTTCACCGATGTCCACACCACAGGCAAACCGATAAAGTTTGAAAGCAAACGTCAGTGGCTGAAACATATTAAAGCTTTAGGGCTTACCGATAACTTTCAGCAGTCAAGAACCAAAAAAGAAATTGTAGATAACTTTGAAAAGAATAGGAAGTTTAAATCAACGTCTCGGGAAGAAATAGTAAGGGAAGTCCGTAACGAGCTTAAATCTAAAGGTCTTAACGGAAAACTTTTAAAAAGGAGATGAATTATGGCATACAATATGAATAACCAAGCTAAACCAGTAAGAGCAAAGAACAGCATGAGTTCTTTAAGCGGGTGGGACCAGGATTTTGTAAAACAGAATACTTTAAGAGTAACAGAGAAAGCCCTTGATAAGAGATGGGAAACATCTGAAACCGTAGCTCGTCAGGGTGCAGGGGTATTCCTTGGCTACAATGAAAGCGATATGACTCCGTTGTTTAAAACGGGTATGACAGGAAAGAGGGTAAAATAATGGCAGATAAAATTCAAGAGAGCGAGAAACATATTAACGAAGGTGGAGTATTTGCAAATCCCGAAAGCTATAGCAAAATCACCACGCCTCATGACCCTGCTGATGGAACGTTCTTTAATACCAAGGCAGGAAATAATGACGGGGTACTTGATAAGCCGACGAGCCATAGCAAGAAAGCTTGTCAGTACGAAAAGCCACCTCATCAGAATCAAATAGGCAATGACCACACTTACGGAACTACCGTAGGTAAGATTTCTAAAAGGAAAAAATTCTAAAGGAAGGAGGGCGTATGGCAGAGAAAATTAGTCCAGCACAGAAAAGCGTGCCGAGGGCAGATGGATTCAAGCCAGGCGGAGACCATACTTGTTTTACCACACCTACAGACAACGAAGGCAATGTGTGGATGCAGGCTGGGGAACAGACGTTGTCAGTGTTTAGTTCTTCAGTAGGAAATGGAAAAGGACCGAATAAAAGTAGCCCACAGTAAATAAAGGAGATAAACACAATGTCAAGTGAAGATAAAAACCTGAAAGGAGTATTGAGCGAAGTCATCGGGGAAGCCCAGGCTAAACCCCAAGACCAAGACAATACAAACCAATCAGAATTGTCTAATGACAAGTCAGGCGAAACAGACGCTGGTGGAACGCCTGAATACGTTGCTGGTATTGATATCAGCGACATACCAGAACAAGATAGACCCCGTATAAAGGAGAAACTTGAACAGAAGGCTAAACTTCTTGAAAAAGGTTATCAGCCGAAGTTTCAGAAAGTAGCCGCTTTAGAGAAAACTCTGGATTGGCTGCAATCTGAAGGACTGACAGTTCAGGAAAGCGAAGCACAGCTCCGCTCTTACGCCCAGCAGAAGAAGAATCCTGCACAGGTCGTAGGCGATAAGAAAGACGCTGTTAAAACTCTGGACAAGCTAATCAATGAGTCCGATTACGCTCAACGCCCTGCGTTAGAGCAGATGAGGACGATTATTTTAGAGGAAACCAATTACAAGCAACTTCAAAAAAAGATAGATGACATTGAAGCTGTCTTAGGTAATGTAAACCGTTCAGCGGTTACCTCCCGTCAAAAGGAGATTAACACCGAATTGGATACTACCTTTACCGACAAATTGGGGAAGTATTTCGTGGAAAAACATAGGGACCTAATTGTTTCAACGTCCCTTAAATATCCCAACGTTCCTGTATCTAAGATAATTAAAAATGAAACTCCTGATGATGAATACGAGCAAGCTCTCTTGGCAAGAAGTAGAAACGGTAAGAAACCACTAACACAGGAGAAATTCAACGCTATTTCTTCTGACGGAGGGGGACGTTCTAATGCCAAGGAAGAAGTTTTATCAGGAAGGACTTGGAGTGAATCTCTCCGACAGCTTATTAAGAAATAGCTTAACCGGAGGAAACAATGGCTAATCTAGCGACCACCGTGCAATGGGATACTATACGTTCCCTTACGCACCCAAAGGTGGCCAAAAAGATAAGTGATAACATCACTGCGCAAATTCCTCTCATTTATCTACTGAACAAAATCGGACATAAGGAATATGAAACAGGCGGTTTTAACTATATGTTTCCTGTTCTGAAAGAATTACCGATTGTACAGGGTTACACGGGCCTTCAGACATTGGATGCCCAGGAATCTGACCCAGTTACATCGGCAATTTACGAGAGAAAGCAGCTCACAGCACCCATTATGTTGTCGGGTACGAAGATGTTGCAGAACTCAGGTTCCGATGAAACGGCGGTAATTAATTATATCGCTGCTCAGATAGAAATTGCAGAGGAAGCAATGAAGGACGCTATGGCTGGTTCCGTAAAAGGAATCATGAGTTCACTTGGCGAAGGCGACCAAACAGGTATCACGGGTTTACAGAACCTGCTACCTAACGTACAGACAACTGGCGTAGCTGGCGGTCTTGATAGGGCAGTATATAGTTGGTGGAGAGCACAGACGTCTTCATGCTCCGCTTCTTTCGGTATCAATGGATTGGCGACAATGAGAAAGCTATTCATTAACACCTTCAGAGGGGACGAAGCACCGTCGGTAATTGCTATGACACTATCAACGTATGCGAACTATTGGGCAGCTTTGAACGGAACAATTACTTACAATGTTCCTTCGCCAAAAACACAGTTCGGGGATATTGGTTTTGAACACTTATTCCTTAACGGTGCAGTTTGTTTACCAGATTATTATATGCCTGCAAACACCGCTTATTTCCTGAACCTGAAGTACCTGAAACTCGTGGTACACAGGGAGAGGGATATGGCCATCCGTGATTTTATAGCACCCGAAAATCAGGACGGTTTGCTGGGTCGTATTTATTGGGCGGGTAACTTGGTTTGTACAAACCTTGCAAGACAAGGTGTAATGTGGGGCTCACCCGATGCATAAAAAAGGAGATATGACAATGAAAAAGATATTTGCATTAGTTGTTCTATCCCTCTTTGTTATGAGCGGGATAGCTTTAGCTGAACAGGGGGCAACCTCTTTCAGTGGTAAGAATTATATTGAACAGGGTGTATATGTTGACGCTTACAATGGGACAAATGGAACGCTTACCGCTAATGCTGTAGTCGTGTTTGATGCGGCATTTGGTAATGCAGGTACGACTTTTGCCCTTGCAGGCGGAACAATATCACCTGGGTCAATTATCATAGTTTCTGGTGCGGCAGTTGCCGAATGTAGCACAGCCACTACTCCTCAGGTATTTGGAGTAGTTGACAGTGTACAGCCAAACGGTCTTACATACATTGCGTCCTCAACATCAGGACGTATTTGTATTCGTGGGCCTCACTTGGTAATGGTAGGCACAGCCCCGACATATGGAGCACTGTATTTCCAGGGTCCAGTAACCGGAAAAGCAGACCAGAGTCCAGTTGCTAATAACGGACAGACTTTAGTTGGGTCGATTGGTATTTGTATAAATGCCACGACAACTGCTGCGCTCGCTGGTGTTGGTAATGGTGCTTGTTTGATTTGGGTTCAGCCCACAAGAAGTTATTAAATCATTTGGTTTTCGTTGGCTTTCCATAAAAAAGCCAACAACCTTTGTCTTGCATTAAAGGAGAAAAATGGCTGAAAAGAAAAATATACTCGATAACATGGAATATCAGGAAGTATTACGGGTAAATATAGACAATCTCAAAGGAGAGTTGCAGGAACTACAGCGTCAGGTAACTAATTCTTCAATAGAAGTTGCACAGAATAAGGAAATGATTATTAGGGACAAGCGTGAGTTTGACGCAATCAAATCAAGAGAGTTGAAAAAGACAGAGTTAGAAAAGCAGGCCATCTTAAATACCGTTATTGCTCAAAAAGAATCTCTCAGGATAGGCGAGCAAGGATTAAAACAGAGGTCAACAGATTTACAGAGCCGAGAACAGAACGTATTAAAGCTTGAAGATGAACGCAAGAAGGTTTTGGACTCAAGAATTGAGATAGCAAGATTATTGGGAACCGCTAAATCAGAGATGCAGAGGGCGACTCTTGAAAGAGGAAACATACAGTCAGCCCTTACAGAGATAGATAACCGTGAAAAAGCAATTAAGAAACAAACTGAAGATATAAAACTGAGAGAAACCGAATTAGCTCTCCGTGAGGAGAAAATTCGTAAATTAACCACTGACACCGACGCTAAGATAACCAATGCTCTTGAAATACAAAAGAATATCGAACCGAGTTTGAAATCTTTAAGAGAAACTCAGGAAAACAATACTAAGATTTTAGAAGAAATCAGGCAAAAAGAGCAATTGGTGAATGGGAAGTTAGAACAGGACAGAACCCTTATCGCTGAGGTAACAAACCGTGAACTAAAGCTAAGACAGAAAGAAATAGAAGTCAACTCTAAGTTAGAGGAAGCAACCCGTCGGCTATTGTTTGCTGACAAAGCGGAGAGATGAGCGGATTTAACTTTACTCCTAATACAGGACCAGTAACATCTGACTCGGGTGGGAATAAAAATCTGTGGTTTCCTGTAATTTTTGTAGGTATAAAGACATCACAGCTTAACTTAACGGGGACTTTAGGTAAATTAACCCCGACACCGCTTGCAGGACGTAAGGTTGTAATGATTTGCAATGCTCATGCTTCAGACACGATATACGTTGGAGATGGAACAGTAACCGTGGCAAATGGCGTACCACTGTCTCCTGGCGATAAACTGATAGTATCAATAGCTGACAACATAGATTTATACGGTATTTCAAGCGGAACATCTACTGATTGTAGGTTAATGGAGGGATTGTAATGTCTACTCGTGCACAATTAGCGTCGGATATAATAGCGATAAGTAACGTCCAAAGTCAGCCAGTTCTAATCCAAAACTCTATTAACTACGCCCTAAAAAGGGTGTATTCTTCCTTCGACTACCCCTATTACCTACAGGACAAAGGTGTAATTCAAACCGTCGCTCCCTACAACACTGGTTCGGTTGACGTAACCATCAACTCCCCGACAGTTACGGCTCATGCGGCTTCGGGGGCGACGTTTTCTTCTTCAATGGTAGGTGAGAAGTTCCAAATTCAGGGGCAGAACGCATTTTACCGTATCATAGCAGTGCCTACTGCTTCAACCCTGACATTAAATGTCAACTTCCAAGGCATAAATGCCACATCACAGACCTATAATATATACCAAGACGAGTATCGGTTAGCCCCAGATATGGACAAATACAAGACTTTTAGGCAGTTGCAGAACAACATTTCGTTATTTCAAGTGCCTATTACCTCATTTGATGAGACATTTCCTATGCCTTCAGCGTTTGCTGACTCGCTTTATGCGGCTATGGCAGGTACACAGCTCGAT